AATTCGAGAGAGAGATAGATATAGCACAGGAGTGTAGGACTAGACCTTCCTGTCACAACCCTACGTCCGATTCCGAGGTGATGCTCTGAGTCGGTAGCGAATCTAGGGCCACTCGTAAGCCGGAGGCGTCGTTAGTGGCTCTGATTCTAGCGGGTCATTCAGCTTGATAGCATCCCGGAGAGACACATGTAGCTGCCCATGGACTCGTAAGCCTGTACTCAGGCGTCGTTAGTCCATTGAGCGGGCCTATCGACTAGTGCTCTAGGTATCAGCGAAGAGTGTCGCCAAGGTTCTCGGACTTGCGGTGGAGAGAACGTGTGACCGAGCGCAGGACTCGTAAGCTGTCGCGGACATGGTACTCCATGGCTGCGGGAGTGTCGGTAGTCCTGCACGAGAGTTGCGGGTTCTCTAGGGGGGTGGGGCGTGAGGTATTACGTGCTAACGAGTGCTGTTTTGGGCTCGTCGGTGCACGGTTTGGTACCAGGAAGGAGCGATAGGGTACACTTTTTGTACTAGATCTGTACATGTGAGCTACGTGATTCCAGTGAGTTAGGTGGTGTAAGGGTGTATTATACCGGTGGTGTGTTAGAAACCGTAGCGTGCCGAGTGTATGGTGAGAGTGATAGCTGACGGTGGGCTGGTGTGAGATAGTGCTTTTCTTACGCCTGTGGCTCATATCTCGATGGGGGTACCCCCTCTTTGAATTCTAGTCCAGGCAAGCCAAACACCCTCCATGAATTTTTCCCCGTTTTCAGTGTAGCGCAGTGCGTTATCAGCAGATCCCTATTGAAGCACCCCCCCTCGGATTAATCTAGAAAAAGCCCGCAAGGTTGGTTACTTGTATTGTGCATCAACGGGAAGCTACGTCCGTTGCCCCTGCCGATATCCAACTTGGGTAAGCCTTGAATGTCTAGATAATCATTGAAAGCCGAAGGGCGACAGGGGTTGCGCGTCCGCCTAAAGGGTGACCGGGGTGGTCACTGGCGTCTACTCCGTAGCTTGTGGGGTCCTTCCATGGTACCGACCTCTTGCTCTCAGTGCAATCGATCGTTTAGACTTTTTACTGTAGCCGGGAGGAAAGAATGTCTGAAGCAACTAAGCGCGCCGCAGGTGCCTACAATGTCCAGGGCCAGAAGGTCAAAGTTCTCTACACCAAAGACAAGCACAAGCTTTGGGCTGACCTCTTCTACATCACCGAGAGCCAGATTTCCGCCCTCAAGGACAAGGTGGACTCTGGTAACGAGCTCGACAACAAAGACTTTCAGAAATTAGACTCCTGTTACTCAGGGATGAAGAAATTACTCGAGATAGAGGCCGTCTTAAAGTCCGACGCAATAGCTTCAATGTCCAATGACGACCTTCTCAAGATTAGCCGCAAGATTATTAGAGAAAGGCCGAAGTTAGATGATTCGGGAAGTTAGACCACTAGACGAAGATTTTGTGTACCACTCATGGCTCCACTCGGTGAAGTGTCCCACACGGGCTGTCACCAAGATGACGCGCTGCCTCATAGATAATGTAATCAAGGAGAAGACTGTCTCCATATGGTGCCCAGACGATGACCCGAACCACATCATCGGATGGATTGCTCATGGGAAGCTCGAAGACACCAACATGCTGCACTACATCTTCGTGAAGAAGAACTTCCGAAGGAATGGTGTTGCCAATGACCTACTGCGTCATGTCTACCCAGATGACTCTCCGATCTTCTGTACTTTCTGGTCGTGGCACATGCAGCAGCTCGACGCTCGTGACAAATGGAACGCCAAGTATATCGGGAGCCTTTTGCCCTCTGTGATTTACACCATCCTTCACCCCGAAGAAGGTGGAGCCGCTTATGCCTCGTAAGAAGAAAGACAGGGCTCTCCCTGAGATGACCCTCACCGATCGAGAGGTTCTTGAGGCAATGGCCGTCAGATTTGGCGGAAAGAAAAAGCCAAACGAGGCTCAACTAAGAAGCAGAAGGAGTAATATCCTTAACTTGCGCAAGATGCTCTTCCGGGAGCAGCTGGATTTTATCGAAGACGACTCCAAGAGAAAGGCGGCTATATGCAGCCGTCGAAGCGGAAAGAGTTACGCTGCTGGTCGTTACCTGGTTCAGGAGGCGATGGAGAGCGATGGATCTACCTGTGTATACATCGCACGAACCCGAGAAGCTGCTAAGCGTATCCTTTGGACATCCCTAAAAGAGCTCAATCAAAAATTCCGCCTTGGGATTAGGTTTAACAACGCCGACCTCATTGCCACGCTTAAGAACACGAGTCAGATTATATTCACGGGCGCTAACGATGCTTCCGATGTGGATAAGCTCCGTGGTGCAGCCTTTTCTCTCGCTGTTCTTGATGAAGCCGCTTTCTTCAATATCGACTTGAAGGAGCTGGTTAACGAAGTATTGACCCCAGCCCTTCTCGATAGGGATGGCTCACTGGTTATGATCTCTACCCCGAACAGCGCATGTTCTGGATTTTTCTACGATATTACTGAAAAAGGGGCCTACAACTTCTCAATTCACAGGTGGACAGTAAAAGACAACCCTCACATGAGACATGCAATGAGGGCTATCCAGCAGGATATCGACAATGGGATCCTCGACCCAAACGACGCTTCCTTCAAACGAGAATACCTGGGACTCTGGGTCCGCGATGATCAAGAGGTCGTCTATTCCTACGCTGATCATAATCTGTTTGAGAAGACCCCCGACAGTAATGACTGGGAATACGTTCTCGGAGTCGACCTTGGTTATCATGACGCTACCGCTTTCGTTGTTGCTGCTTGGTCTCCAGACCACCCACACCTCTATCTTGTCGACGAGTACAAGGAGAGGCAAATGCTCACCTCTGACGTAGAGGACAAAATCAAGAGATTCATGGCTGACTATGACTTCACATCCATTGTCATGGATACCGGGGGTGGTGCGTCTCGAATGGTTCTTGAGACATTCAAGGAAAGAAGCAGGCTGCCGGTAAAACCAGCAAGAAAAACAGGGGATAAAGTTGGTCTCATCAAAATGATGAATTCGGACTTAAAAGGCAGTGTTTTGAAGGTTCGGAGGGGGATGGAGCTGCTTGAGGAGTGGGATAAGTTGCAATTTAACCGGGCAGGAACTGCCGAAGATCGTAGATATGACAACCACTTATCCGATGCCGCCCTCTATGCCTGGGTTGAATGTAGGCACTATTTGTATGAAGCGAAGGTTCCGGGCGTCATTCCGGGCTCTGAGGAGTACTACAAGCAACTTGAAGACAAGATCGAGCAACGACTACTTGATGAACAGCACCAGGAGAGTTACGATAAAGACCTATGGGGGGAAGGTTACAACGAATCAGACCTCTGGATTAATTAGGAGCAGGGAATGACAAAGGTATTTAACGCATCAGTACCAACAACCAAGAAGCTAAAGAGCATGCTTAAGATGCTTCTTGAGTATGGTGTAGTTCGTTACAAGGACGCTGAAGTTGAGATTGAGCTAGGTGGCTCGCCTATGGTGGCGATGGCACAGTCAAAGAAGTTTGATTTTAACGACTATGACCAAGAGTCTGCACCGTTAACCGGTGATGCAACTCAAAATGTTCGCCTCGAACCCGTTGATGATCTAGGTAATAGCGAAGAAGACTATCTTTACTGGAGTGCTGAAGGATGAATAACGGAGTGTTTGACAACAATTTCTGGTGGAAGTCAGAGAGTGAACCTCACTCCGACATCGCTTCATTTGTCAGAACACTCCGAGAAGAGCAGGATCAGTACTACACTGAGACAGCCGTCCACTCGGGACTTTACAACGGTCGTCCGACACACAGTAGGTTTATGTATGGCATGCAGGGATATGCCTCGATGCGTCAGCCCAGACTGACCTTCAATATTATCCACTCCATCTGCCAGGCCGCCACGGCTAAAATCGCCAAACATAGACCAGCCGTAAACTTCCTCACCGAGGGCGGGGCGTTCTCTCAGCAGAGAAAAGCCAAGCAGTTTACCAAACTCATGCAAGGCCTGTTCTATTCCCTGAACATTTACTCAATTGCCCAAAGAGTCTTCTTGGACTGCTGCATCACGGGAACTGGTGTAATGAAGATCTTTGCTGAGCATGGCAAGGTGAAGGTTGAGCGTGTCCCTATCTGGGAGCTTACGCTAGATCCTGTTGAGGCAGAGAACGGGAACATGCCTCGCCAGCTCTTCCAGACTAAGAAAGTCTCAAGACACATGCTTGCGGAAATGTTTCCGGAGAAAAGGCAGCAGATTCTGGACGTGTCCTCTAAGACAGACGAGGGATACGACAACGGTCGAGACTCTGACATGATCGAATGTCACGAGGCATGGCACCTGCCTTCAGGGCCAGAAGCCACTGACGGACGACATGTTATCTGCGTTCATGATGTTACTCTCCTCGATGAAGAGTGGTCGAAAGATCACTTCCCGTTCGCCTTCCTTAAATGGAGCGAGAACCCTATGTCCTTCTGGGGCAATGGTCTCACCAAAGAGGTGAAGGGAATCCAGATTGAAATCAACAAGCTCCTGGCAAGAATCCAAGAGCAGATGCACCTGGCAACCCCGAAGGTCTTCATTGAGGACACCTCGAAGATAGTCCAGACCCATCTTAGCAATAAGGTATGGGGAGCCATCACCTACAGAGGAACGCCACCACAGTTCTTTGTTCCAAGGGCTGTATCGGGTGAGATGTTCTCCCACCTGGACCGACTGGTTGAGAGAGCCTACGAAATGACGGGTATCTCCCAGCTTGCGGCTCAGAGCAAAAAACCCGTTGGTCTAGAATCAGGACGCGCTCTCAGGGAGTTTTCTGACATAGAATCTGAGAGATTTATGGTCGTAGGCCAAGCCTATGAGCGACTGTTTGTCGATGTTGCCGAGCAAGCCATTGAGATGATCAAGGATTTGCACGACGACGGCAATCCGTACACGGTAGCAAGTTTCGACAGAAAAGGCGGCCTAGAGCAGATTGATTGGGATGAGATCGACCTCGATGAGGATCAATACATCATGCAAGTGAAGCCAATCGGCTCACTGCCTCAAACCCCAGCAGCCAAGCTTGCATCGGTAAATGAGATGATGCTTAACGGCATGTTCTCAAAAGAAGAGGCGCACCAGCTCCTCGACTTCCCTGATCTCGAGACAGCCAACAAACTCAAGACGGCCCATATCGAAGTGATTGATTTGGCTATTGAGAGAATGCTTGAGGACGGCGAGTATATTCCGCCCGAACCATACATGGCTCTTGAGTACGGAATCAGTAGAATCCAGCAAGCATACAACCTCGCGATTATTAATGATGAGCCGGAAGATAGGCGGGAATTACTTCGAAGATGGCTCGCGCAAGCCGATTCGATGATGGCGCCGCCACCAGCAATGCCACAAGGACCCGCCCCATCCCCAATGAGCGGGCCAATGGCAGGGCCTCCGCCAGGACCGATGCCGGGACCGATGCCTCCCGGATTGCCACCGGGAATGGCGGGGCCACCTGGGCTTCCCCCCGGACTACCGCCAGGTCCACCAGCACCACCAGAGCCAGGAATAGCAGCCCCATTACCGGGCATAGCATAGGAGCGTTTTAATGAGTGAAGAGCAAGTATCAGAGCCAATGGTTAGTGAGTCATCACCGGAACCTGCCCATGAGGCAGAGCCAAGCCAGCCAGAGTCTTACAACATCTACAGTGAAGAGCCGTCCCCGATAATGGAGCCGACTCAGGCCGAGCCCGTCCAGGAGAGGATGAAGAGCAAGGAGTTTCTTGAGAATGTCCGACGAGACAAGGAGCTCAGGAAGCGTGAGATCGGCTTAAAGGAACAAGAGAATAGTATCCGGGCTCAAAGAGAAGAGTTTGAGAAGTTCCAGGCTGCCAAGAAGCTTATGGAAGAAAATCCTTCTGAATTCTTTAGGTCTCAGGGCATGGATCCGATGGGAGTCTATAAGGACTGGACCCATCGAATGATTCAGGGTGATAACCCAAGCCTCTCTCCAGAGCAGCAGATTGGCAAAAACTCCAAAGAAGTCGAGGCCTTAAAGGCTGAGATTGCTAGAAGAGATCAAGCTGCCCAGGAGAATGCGAAGAAGGCCCAGAGTAATCGGGCGTATCAATCACTCGTTGGCGAGGTTGAGCAGTTTGCAACCAGTAGCGAGGGATTTGAGCACATTAAGGAGTCTTGTAGCGCACAAGACGTAGTTAATGGTATGATTACTTATTACCGCCAAACAGGCGAGCAACTCGAAATAAAAGAAGCATTTGAGAAGATTGAAGCCGGACTCCGGAAGCGTGAAGAGGAGTTTTACCAAGACCCAAAAGTTTTGGCGAGACTCGAAAAGTATTATCCAGGCGCAACGAAAAGAGTGAAGGGATCACAAGCTACACTTTCATCCCGTTGGAGAGAACAAACTACTAGGACTGAGTCCGACGACATGAGCCTTGAGGATCTCAAGGAGATGTATAAGGGCAAACTCTTTACGTAATTATAGGAGGGAGCTATGGCTTCTTTTAATTTGACCAACTTCGATGCGGCCATGAAGCACATGTACCCCATCAAGAAGGTCGAGAATCTTGTTTACAAGAACAATCCTCTGCTTTCGATGATGCCGAAAGTGACCTCATTTGCAGGTCGTAACGTAACCTACGCAGTTGAGTACGGGCAAACACCTGGACGATCTGCCAACTTCCTGACGGCGCAAACAAACCGTGGTGGAACTAAGCTCGAAGACTTCGTTGTCACACGAGTAAAGGACTACGCGGTAGTTAGCCTCGACAACGAAACCCTGCTGGCCGCTGACGGTAGCGAAGGCTCGTTGCTTGACGTTGCAAAGGCGAAGACTGACTCAGCTCTTCATGCACTTGCTCGCTCAATGGGTCAGGCGATTTACCGTGACGGTACTGGATACATCGGCTCTACCGACGTAACTGGTGGCGACACAATTATCGTGCTCGAAAACGCAGCAGATGTTCGAAACTTCGAAGTCGGCATGCGAGTCGTTCGCGGTACTTCAACGGCAGGCGATAGTCTTCGTGACAACGGTGCAGCCGCTGAGATCGTCAACGTTGATCGGACCAATGGTCGTTTTACGATTCATGCAAACTCAAACGTTGTATGGCCTAGCGGTCAGGCGAATGACAAGCTGTATCTCGAAGGCGATGCAACTAACAACGCGTCTCCTGGAACAAGCAACTTCAAGCGTCTTGCAGGTCTAGAAGCATGGTGCCCTCAGTCGGCTCCTGGCTCTACTGCATACTTCGGAGTTGACCGATCTCAGGACACCACTCGTTTGGGTGGCCAGAGAATCACGGGTGCCAGCTCCATCAAAGAGTCTCTCCTTGATGCAATGGTTACCATCCACCGTGAAGGCGGAATGCCGTCTCACTGCTTCCTTCCGCCAGACCTCTGGCTGAATCTAGCAAACGACATGGTGGGGTCTCCGCTTTCATCAGGAACATCGACCGCGGGTGACTCTCGTCGTCGATACGGACCCAATGATACATCGGGCGTAGTTGGCTTTAGCGCCATTGAGCTCGCTGGACCTAGCGGTGTGATTCCGGTTTATGCCGACCACAACTGCCAGCCAGGAGTTGCATGGGTTCTTCAGATGGATACTTGGGAGTTCCGAACCCTCGGAAGTGCTCCTCGTATTCTCGACTTCGACGGCCTCTCTGGTCTTCGTGAGCAGAACGCTGACGGAGTAGAGTACCGATGGGGTTGGTATGGTAACATCTTGTGCAAGGCACCTGGTTACAACGCTGTTGTTACCGGTCTTGGCTCGCTCTAAGGGAGGGTGAAATGTTAGCTACAAGTTCAAGCAAAGAGCTGGTAATCGTCGCTGGTCGTGTCAACGGCACTGGCACTGCGGCTATTCAGGCTGGTGAAGGCTTCTCGTTGGATGATGATGGTACGGGTGATTACGATATCACCTTCCATCGCGCTTATGACAAGCTGGTCTCAGTTGTTGTTAGCAGCGAGACTGCTGACTCTATCGCCCTGGTTAGCACCATCACTCACACTGATGGGACAATTGGGCCGGTTATCACTTTCTTGGGGTTTGATGCCACTGACGGCACAACTGCCAAGGACATCATCTTTGACTTCATCACTGTTTGGGAAGTTGATACCTGATAGGGGGTCGTTATGGCTGACAAAGGTGCAGATCTAGCCCTGCTTCTCGGGGGTCCAGAAATGGAATCCCTCGACGAGGGTGGCGATGATTATGATGCAGCTTTCGCTGATGCTGCTGATGCAGCGTTCAGTGCCCTGAAGTCAGGAGATAAGGGGGCGTTCTCAGAGCATCTGAAGGACGCCATCCATATCTGCCTGGAGCATAACCCAGGACCTGTAGAGGAAGAAGAGTACTGATGTCTACCTTGTCAGAGCTAAGGACGAGAGCCCGCAGAAGGGCAGACGCTGTTGGGAATAACTTCTTCGCTGACGCTGAGATTAATGACTACATTAATATTGGCTTAGGCGAGCTGCACGATTTACTCGTGTCGAAGTATGAAGATTATTACGTCAGCAGCGTTTCGTTTAGTCTGACATCGGGAACATCGACTTATGCTTTCTCTGCAATAAGTCTTACAGACTTCTACAAGCTTCTTGGCGTTGACGCTGTTCAGGGCAACGATACCGTTAGGGTCAAGAAGTTTAATTTTGCAGACAGGAACCGCTACCAGGCCGATGTGTCTATCTATAGTAGTAAGGGTTATGCGGACTATGAGTACGCAATCAGAGGTGAATCCATCGAGTTCATCCCTAAGCCCACTTCTACAGACAGCATTAAGGTCTGGTATGTTCCTTCCTGCACAAAGCTGACCTCAGATAGCGCAACTGTATCAAACAGTATTGAACTCAACTGGGAAGAATACGCTGTCCTGGTTGCAGCAATTAAAATGAGACAGAAGGAAGAGACATCCACTGGAGCACTAGAGCGCGACCTCGAAAGAATCACAGCACGCATCGAAGAAGCGGCCCGAAACAGAGACGCAGCAGAACCCTTTGGGATTACGGATGAAACGTCAGGCGTAATGCCTTACTATCGCTGGGGACTCTGATGACTCTCCGAAGATTTGAGCGAATTCAAGTGCCTGACCCTGACCTGAACCGGGTCCAGTCAAGACTCCAAGACACGCTTATGCCCGTTATGGATTCCTCAATCATTGACGGTCTTCTTATTACTGACCAGGCACTGGCCTCTGGGACAACATCAATTATCTCTCATGGCCTTGGTCGAAAAATTAAAGGCTGGATTGTTGTTGGCAAAAACGCGGCTCAGCACGTCTATGACGTTCAGTCCTCAAATGACAATCCGGATAAATTCCTTTACCTCACTGCTGGCGGCACAGTTACCGTAGATCTGTGGGTGTTCTAATGGCTCTCGATAAGAAACTAGTTAGCATTCCTTTTTCATCCGGTGCAGACACTAAGACCTCCGATATTGTCATGCAGCCAGGGCAGCTCGAAGTCCTTGAGAATGCTGTCTTTGAAAAGACCGGCAGGATTGAAAAACGAAAGGGGTGCTCTGGGTCTACCCTGGGTGGATCAACTGACGCTGTTGGATCAGCCACAATGAAGGGCAATTATTATTTGTTCCAAAAAAGTGGGTATAACTACACGTTCCCAAAAACTGGAACGTCTGGTTCAGGCATGCAGCAAGGAAAAAGGACCCACTTTAAAACAGAGCTCTTTTCAGTGACAAACGGAGATGGCCACCATCAGGAGTCTCCCTCAATAGCCGTGTCTCAAGATGGAACAATAATAGGGGTCGCATGGACACAGGCTTACTGGAACTCATCTACCGGAAACATAAACTACGAATACCGCATAAGCTTTCTTGACGCAGATACAATGACTCCTCTCAGTAGTGATATACCGCTTATCGGTGATGCGAGGGCTGATAAGGTAAATCGCGGAAAGATTAAAATTGTAGCACAAAGCAACACTGTGAATGCAACCGCAAATCATTTTGGTGTTTACTATGAGTATGTGGATTCAGGTGGCAATTTATCTTTATTTAAAAGAAGCGTTTACAACGGGGCGATTGATCTTACAAATCTTACCTTGTTCCCAATAACTGCCATTGCAAGCTCTTCTGTTTACAGGCAAACAGCTGCCGAGGCATCTTTTGACGTTGTGGAGTATAAACAGCCAAGCGCTACGACCTCTGCTGACTGGAACAAGGTTCACATTGTCTTTACCGAGTACGATACGTCTGGCTCTCAGCACAAAGTTACCTACAAGCTAGATAACAGGGGGACTCTTTCTGGCTCAGTTAGCCACAACCAGTCCGCCGCAATGACGCAATTAACTTGCTTTAGAAGTGATGCTGGCGGAACTGATAGATTCTACTTTGGGTTTAGCGTCGGGACAACGCTACATTTAAGACACCATGACGCTGATGACTCTAGCTCTGGAACCATTGCATCCACCCATGCGCTCGGCAGCAGCTTGAGCATTGTTCAGTCTGGCGGATTTTGCAAAGCATACAATACTGACACGATTGACTATGTTGCAACTTACGGAACAACAGCCTCTACGAAATATTCTTATGTTTCAAGGATACAGATAACCCCTGGCTCGGCTACTTTAAACGTTTATGGGAACCCTCAGCGGGCGCACGTATGGGGCGTAACTGGGCCAATGACCTCCTCCGAAAGTCTCATTACTTTGATGGCCCAAGAGACCAGGAACACGGAAGATCAAGATCTGGTTCTTCATTCGGTCCTTCCGTATATGAACATTTACGCTACCCCCAGCAGCATTACTGCTGCGCTTGGGTCGTATTACAATAACTGGTTTAGGGGCTTGGTCGGCCTTTGTTTTCGTCAGGAACTTGTGAGGAATCACCTTGAGGGTATTTCTCCTAGAATCATTTCGTCCGGAGGAAAGCACTACACCGTTCTTCCAAGGGCAACAAACATTCAGACATTTGTTGACGGGTCTGGGAATGTTTCAACCGCAATAAACAGCTCTTGTCACGTTGTCAGAATAACCACGGATGACCCTGTTTACGAAACCCCAAGAGCGCAGCTTGCAAGCACCTCGTACCTTGCTGGCGGTGGGCTTGTTTCGAACCCGTTCAACTGGTGGTCCGAGGTTGGCTTTTCTCAAAAGCCGGGCCTATCAGTTGCCGAAACAGCGGCTGGGAGCTTGGATTCAAGTGGCGTGTATAAGTATAAGGGCGTGTGGGAGTGGATAGATGGCAACGGAGACCTTCACCGGTCTGAACCATCCGACCCAGAAACGCTTACCCTCACCAGCACCAATACCGGAGTAACCATTACTTGCGATGGGCTATCCGCCACGAGCAAGTCTAGTGCGGGCAGTCTCAACCTTGTTATTTACAGAACTCAAAACGGGGGAAGTATTTACAACAAGGTCGGGACAATTGAGGTTGAAAACTTCGGAACAGATATGAGTCCAACCGGCCTTATTACTCATGTAGATAAGGTATCGGATGCTAACGCTGCTACTGGCGCCTTCCTCTACACGGAAGGTGGGGAACTAGTTAACACAGCCGCACCTGCTTCAAGGTATGTAGAGTCTCATCGTAATCGCTTATTTGTCATATCTGAGGATGACCGAATCTGGTTTTCAAAAGAGGCGGAAACGGGTTTTGGGGTATCCTTTAGTGATGCCTTGGAAGTTGTTATGAATAGAAGCTATAGTGACCGTCCAACCGCCCTGTGTAGTGCTGGCGATGAGCTTTATATTTTTAAAGAAAAATCCATATGGACTCTTTCTGGGGAAGGTCCAAGCAAGACAGGGGTTGGTGAATTCTATAATCCCCGGAAAATAAGCTCCATAGTCGGGGCTCTTATGGGCAGCCCTACGCTTCACACTGATTCTGGAATTTACTTTCAATCCCCTAGAGGCATTTTCAGAATAGGTCAGCAAGGCATTGAGTACATAGGGGCGCCTGTTGAAGATCTGCTTGGCTCTCAACGCGTTGTAGGAATTAGGCATCACCAAAAAACAGAGACTCTTCGGTTCGCTCTACCTGATAAGGTTCTTTCTTATAGCTACAGATATAACTCATGGTCTAATCACAAGTATGAGCTTGCTGAAGATCAGGACATCGTTGGCATCGAAAACGTTGATGATGTCATCTATATCGCAACAGACAATGATTACGTCTTAATTGAAGACTCAAGCTATAAGGTTAGTAATAACGGCTCAACGTCTTACATTCCCCTTAAAATGAAAACTGGCTGGATATCATTCAACCAAATTCAGGGCTTTGGCAGAGCTTATCGATTTGCCATTCTAGGCGAAAGCCGAGACAAGCATGTGCTCACTGTTAAGGTTTATTATGACTATGATGACAGTGCCTCGGTGGACACCTACACATTTACGACCAGCTCTGCGACTGATGCCGTCCTCCAGTTTAGGGCCCATCTTTCTAAACAGAAGTGTCAGGCTGTGAAGTTCGAGATTTACGATGCAGAC